GGGCGGGACCACTGAGGCAGGCATCAGGCAGGCATTAAAGCACGATGCCCGACCAGTCATGTTCGACGAGGCCGAAAGCGAGGATGCCAGTGCCGCCCGGCGTATGCAATCGGTGCTTGAGTTGGCCAGGCAGTCGAGCAGTGACACTGGTGCCGAGATCGTGAAGGGAACGGCCAACGGTGATGGCATGAGCTTTAATGTGAGGTCGATGTTTATGCTGGGCTCAATCAACGTGGGACTAAGGCAAGCTGCCGACGAAAGCCGGTTTAGTGTGGTGTCTCTGGCCAGGCCAAGCCGGGAGAAGGGAGAGGCAGAACGCTTCGCTGTGTTCGAAAAGCATGTGGAGGCAACCCTAACAGATGAATTCTGTGCTTCGATACGGTCGCGCACTTATCACGCCATACCAGTTATACGAAAGAACGCTAAAATCATGGCCCAGGCGGTGGCCGAGGAGTTGGGCAGCCAGAGGATGGGCGACCAGATAGGTACCTTGCTGGCCGGTGCATATTCGCTCAAGTCTACCGAGTTTCTGAGCATGGCCGCTGCCAAGGTTTATATCGACGGAATGGACTTCAACGATGCCACTGAGGCCGAAGAAGTTAGCGATGAATTGAACTGCATCAACGCGATATTGCAGCGCCAAGTAAAGGTCGATTACCAGGGTTTCGGGTCTGCCACCAAGTCCATAGGTGAGCTGGTAGACGAGATTCATGCCGCCGCTGCGCCTAGCAGGGAGGAACACGAATCGTTGGCAAGGCATGGTATTAGAGTCGAGGGTTACTACGTTTGGGTGGCCAATACTCATAGTGAATTATCCAAAACTCTACGTGACACTCCATGGGGATCTGGACATAGACGAATGCTATTGAGAATCAATGGCGCTAAGGCAGGTGAAAAGTCTGCTAAATTTGCCGGGTCACCCAGTCGATATGTCTCGATACCGATTGAGTCGATTGTCTAACAATAACTATCACGCCCCATTATGGGGCTTTTTTTTGCCCGTAATTTGGCTAGGGGTAACGCTAGAACCCGTAGCGTTACCGTGCGTTACCGCCCTGTTACCAGTAAAAACTGTTATAAATCAAAGACTTATAGTGGTTATGGGCGACAGGGGTAACGGTAACGCTAAAATTAATAGAGAGGTTAATGCGCGCGTGTGTGCGCATGTGCGGGTGCGCGCGTATATGTGTCTATATATATATTAAAACGTTACTTTTTATATATATAAGGGGGTAAACCCAGTAACCATGGGGCCTGTAGCGGTAACGCCAGGGGTTACAAAACAAAAGCTGGCGTTACCGTCAGGTTTTAAGTCATTGATTTATAAAGGTTTACTGGTAACGCTTGAACAATCATTGCGTTACCGTAGTGTGTTGTTCCATTACAGTGATAATAAGGGGTCAATGGTAGCCGGGTGAAATAATCCTTTACAACCCTCGGCAATAACGTACTATCGAAACTACTTGCAGAAATAGGACAGGGCAGATGAGCTATAGCAAAGGGCAATTAAAAATCATGGCGACAACTGTGGTGAATGCCCGCGAAACCAATGACCAAAGGCTCGTTGAGCTTGTGATGACGATATCGCAAATCACTGGGCTTGATCCACATAATATTATCCATAGAATTGAGAGGCTGGCAAAATGAAATTACAAGACTTACTACGACACGTTGCGGATAATGTTGAGGCTGGGCTGAATTGTGGTACCGGCCTACTGTATGAAGGAGAGAAACCTGCCTCAGCATTTGTAAAGCATATTCAGCTTACATTTTCTCATCACGACCGCTACGCACTAGCCCCAAAAACCCACACAGTAAACGGATTTGAAGTGCCGGCCCCGATGGAGGCGGAACCCGCGCACGCAGAAACGTATTTTACAATAGGGCTTTCCTTGTTCACATTATCGATGAAAAACGCGTGGCTGGCAGACCATACGGACTTCAAAGCGCTATCCAGAAAGATATGCTTCCACACCTTCCAAGACGCCCAACAAAACGCAAAAGCCATGTTGGGCATTCATCCCGATACACCGATTGAGGAGTGTTAACGTCATGTCGTTAAAATACGAAGCTCTTGCCCGGGGACTTGTCGCGTTGATTTTTATGAAAGTAACTGGTTTCATGGTTATCTCCTGGTGGCTTGTAATGTCGCCTGTTTGGATCGTTCCCTTGATGCCTATATTATCAGGGCTCAGAACCGTACTGATTATCCTGGCCGAGGAGTGGGTAAATGACCATCGAATCTAATGCAGCCAGGGATAATATCTGTGAGCTGATCGAAGCAGGTAAAAGCTTTCAGGACATAGCCACCGCAATGGGGATTCGTAAGATACTCTTAAAGGAATTCTTTGCAGGCACAGGGCGCGATTTGGAACCAAGGAAATGCGAAGCACTGCACAGGCTGGTAAAGGGGCTCACATGACCACAGACGACCAAGAGGAGCCATATTTCGACCCGCACGACGATGCGCCACCTGGAGCTACCCGTTTTGGGGATTGCTCATATTACAAGGTTGGTGCTCATGGCAAGGTTTTTATATACGTAAATGATCGCTGGATAAGGTCTGCCAAGTCTATTGCCGCTATTGACCGACTTGAATTATTGACCATATCGAATGATGTGATTGGTCATATTATGGAGTGCATCACCATTGGCGTTCCACTCATCAACTTGGCGATGGAACTTAAGTGCTCCGTTGAAACGATTAAGGCAACCATCCTGCGTGCAGAAACGCTGGGATATAATAAAGGGGTTAAAAATGCGACCAACTAAAGAGCAATTGGCTAGTGTTGAGTGGTGGGAGGAGAACGTGCCCGAGGGTGTGAACTATTGCTACGAAATGAGTGGTGATACACAGTTCGCAGACGAGCACGGCAAATGGGATCAGGCAGGTGAGTGTCAGCTAATTATCCATCCTGACACCTGGAGGCTTCTGGCAACCCGCCCAACCTCAACCCCGGAGTCAACCCCAGAATCCTCAGGCGGATCTTGCAACTACTACAAGGCAGAAGTATACAGCCTGGAGCTGGACAAAACCCAGGAGGTCGAATGCAAGGACGTAATGCATGCCCTGAAACTTAATCACGCAGAGATCAATATCTTCAAGGAAATATGGCGTGGTGCCGCTGCTCGACAGGGTAAGGCCAAAGCAGGTAGTACCCCATTACGAGGCGCGCAGAAAATCAAATACTTTGCTGATGAAAACCTTGGCCTTGTTGAGAAGGGGAAGTGAATGAAATGCCCACACTGCCACAGCACAAACCTAGCACCACACTCCAAGGCACCCGTACGCTATGCATGCGGTGACTGTAACCGGACCACTATGAATCCCATCAGTGATTACGAGTACCCCATTCAAACCGCCAAATGTGAACGATTCGTCATAACTTGGGCCCAGAACGCAACACCGGTGGACGCCCGGTTCCTGAGATCTATTCGCACGTACTGCGCTCGCAATAAAGCCCAGCTACTGGTGTTAACTGGCCGTTACCGTAACGCAACAAGCCGGTGGAGCAAACAGCAAGAAACAGACGAATGGTGGGATGAGGCCATAACGCCAGACCTGTTGCATCATGAGCTACAGCTGAACAAGAATCTTACTGTCATGGGTGGTACTCACATTCAACCAACCGCCATGGACCCACTATCAGGCATGAAAACCATATCGGCCAACCTTTCCTGCATCTTTGGCCATCCACAGATAGCACATGAAACCGTGGCCACACCACAGAGCAAAATGGCCAAGGTTATTGCTACTACCGGATCAATCACCCGTAAAAACTACTCTGACACCAAAGCCGGCAAGAAGGGTGACTTTCATCATGAGATGGGCGCTGTCATTATCGAACTTGGCGATGGTGGTAAGGTATTCCACAAGCGCGAAATCATCGCCGATGGCCATGGAAAATTCTATGACCTGGACAAGCTGTACGATGGCGATAAAGTGACTCATAGCAAGACACTTGCAGGCTTAATATCAGGTGACTTCCATGGAAAATTCCTCGACCCATCGGTGCAGGCCGCAATATGGACCGACAAGGATTCAATTTGTGCCCAGCTTAAACCTAAGGCCCAGGTATTTCATGATGTCCTGGACGGTTATTTTGGCAGCCACTGGCATGAAAGTGATCCATTCCTGAAGATCAGGAAGCACCTTGACGGTGACAACGATGGCAAAAGCGAGCTGGAGGAAACACTACGCAAGCTAAACGAGTGCCTGGTGTGCGATAAAAATTACATCACTAAATCCAATCATGACGAGCACCTTGACCGTTGGCTAAAGGAAACCGATTGGCGCAAAGACCCCAGAAATGCCCGGTTTTACCTGGATACTGCCCTGGCCTGGGTGACAGCCATAACTGACAAAAAGCCCTTCGACACCCTGAAATATTGGGCAGAGCAGTTCAAGGTGGCCAAGAAACTAACATTCCTGAAGCGTGAGGATGTTGTATTAATTCAGGGTTACATTGTATCCATGCATGGCGATAAAGGTGCTAACGGGGCCAGGGGTAGCGCCAGGGGATTTAGTGGAATTGGTGCCAAGACGATCATTGGTCACTCTCACTCACCAGCGCGAAACAAGGGGTGTATCCAGGTAGGGCTGAGCGCGATTTATGGCCTTGAGTATGCCATTGGGTCGCCGTCATCATGGATGCAGACCTGTGCGATTATATACCCGAATGGTAAGGCGTCATTGATTAATATAATTGATGGCAAGTGGCGAAAATAAGTCTTGACGTTGGTTCTGGGGATGGTAGGGTTGGGGCTCATTTAATGAGAGAGGGAAAGTTATGCAAACGTTTAGAGGGTTGCAAGTACCAGAAGGCGCAACGCATTATAGTGATGTGAGCGAGATTGATGTGTTTTACGAATATGAAGGCCCAGCCGGAGTGTTCCAGTATTATTCCAATGAACTAAAACGATGGGTTCTCTTACCACCAAGATGGGCAGCTGATTACAAGCTAAAAGAACTACCTGAACGGTTTACGGTTAAGAGTGATCGTGAAAAGTTCATTGAGCGTTGTGAAACAACCCTTTCATTTCCATATAGTCTTGACCGAGAAGAGGAGTACGGAACCCTCTACGACAACGGCGCCCGCTTCGTGGAAAATGACCAGTGAAGACCACAGCGCTGATAATCTTAATCACGGTATGCGGCCTAATGATGCAGCAACTGGTCGAGAGTCATGCAAAGGCCAAGCGTGACAAAATCGAGTGCAAAAAGTGCCACTACTGCTCGCAATCGTACGCTAAGCGGGTGTGTTCTGATTATAAGATGGGGGTTTGAAAATGAAACATTGCGAAAAGTGCCACAGCTCGCTACGTGAAGATGGTAGCCACTACCAGATGACTTTCTGCGTAACTGATGAGATCAAGGCACTACGGGAAGCCCTAGACGCGTATAAAGCTCATGTGGCTGAGTTGACAAGTTTCGTTACAAAAGTACGAAACGAATGTGCCAAGCGAGCATCGTATCACAAGGGTTATCACTACCAGATGGTAACTGATGGGTGCAATGCAGTACTTGTCAAAACCCCAGCCCAATCCCTTGCTGATATACAGGCTAAGGCTGTTATGGAGGCACTAAGTGAATGCGAGTACCTGCCGCATGAACCTGCTAACTATCTGTATGATCAGCTAGTAGGCAATACCGGGTGTAATCACTATGATCCTGACCACACTGGATTTTGTATTGATTGTGGATCTGAACTAAGAGGAGAGGTTAAGTGAACGTATCAAAACTAAGCGACCAAGAGCTTAATCGGGCTATTTTCTGGCTTCATATGCCGGAAGATGACTGGGTGGTAGATGATGGAGTGTATTTGAATTCTAACATATGTATGGACGAGATTATAAACTACCGCTATACAGATGACTGGTCATTAACTGGGCCGTTGATGATTAAGTATAAGATACAATTAACACCAATGGCCTTCTCCCCTGAAGCATGGAACGCATACGCATGTGTTGAGTTGATGAGCTATAATCAGGGCGCTTACAACCCACTACGCGCAATATGCGAGTGTGTGCTAATTATAAGGATGGCGAAGTGAAACCTACAGAAGAATACAGACGTGCAATGAAACGCCTAAACAAGCAAAAGAACGACCATTATCAAGCCAGGGCCCAGGCCCAGCGGGTTGGTATCTGCAAGGGACATAGGGGCTATCCCCGTGGATTTATGGATGCTAGAAACCTTGGCTTTCCCCTATTCGAGTAGAAACCATGAACACCGCTTCAACCAAGCCATACCTGGCTACACCAATAAAAACACACAAAAGCCGCCCATGATATGATGATTGTATGTTATGGGTTTATGAAGGGAAGTTAAATAATGAGTGATAGAGCGATAATTGGCAGTACAGATGCGGTAATGGTTAAACCCACTATGTTCGGTGGCCAGGTTAATACTGATGCTAGATGCAGTGAACTTGAAGGCAAAGAGGTTCATTGCCCACTCAGTCAGTCTGTAAAAATAAACCCAACAATATACCCAGACAAAACCAAAGCAGCCATACTGTCCCTAAAAGACATGCTAGCAGTACAGGGCGCCGACGGTAATTGGAACTATTGCCCTTACATGCATGGTATGTTTAACGGGATGGCATACGCATTGTCAATTATGGAAGATAACGAGCCACAGTATCGGGATGCGCCAAAGGTATGGCTGTGTGATGCCACAAAAAACAAAACCGATCTAGAGAAGATGAGCGCTCTGTTGTTGTCCTTTGGTGAGGAGGTAACCATGTATGAGATTGACGAACAAACAGAACGACGAACCACTGGCATTGGCTTCGACAAAGATGGTAAGTTTTCACCTGTAGGTGCGTTCGAGTAGTGGCCAGGGCACTAACCGATAAGCAAGAGAAGTTCTGCCAATTGGTGGTAGAGCTTAGCAACAAAGCCGAAGCTTACCGACAAGCATACGACACGAATGCAAGTGCCCAAATCTGCGCAGTTGAGGCGCAGAAGTTAATGAACAAACCTAATATAGCCCTAAGAATCCAAGAACTAAGAGAAATGGCACAAGAAAAGCACAACGTAACAGTGGAAAGCCTCATGCTTGAGCTTGAGGAGGCCCGTGACCTTGCTAAGCACGAAGGACATTCAGCTACCTTGGTATCCGCCACAATGGCCAAAGCCAAGCTCGTCGGCCTCGATAAGCAGATAATCGAAACCACCATCAAGATCAAAGACAGTGGCGAGAACCCTTGGTAAACCTTGCTTTATTCCGAAAGCATGTTAAGGATAATTCCCCTGCGTTCGTGCCCCTGTTCACTAACCAGTCGCGCTACCAGATCGTATGGGGCGGCGCCGGTAGCGGCAAGAGCCATATAGTCGCCAGGAAGATCCTCTATCGCCTCATTGATGAATCCCACTGCAAGCATAACTTCCTGATCATCCGCAAAGTCGACCGAACCATTAAGCGTTCGGTTTTCGCGTTAATGAAGAACATTATCAGCACCTGGGGCCTGCTCTCTGACTTCGATATAAACAAAACCGACAAGACCATGATTTATAAGCCAACATGCGCCCAGATCATGTTTAGTGGGCTGGATGACGTTGAGAAGCTCAAGTCTATCGAGGGTGTAACTTCGATATGGGTGGAGGAAGCCACCGAGCTAAACCAGGAGGATTTTGAGCAGCTTGATTTCCGTCTTAGGGGTAATACGGGCGCCCTAAAGCAGATAATACTTACCCTAAACCCTATCAGCGATCAACACTGGATTAAGCGCATCTTCTTTGACGACCCCATAGAGGGTGTTTTCACACTCAAGACCACCTACCTGGACAATTCGTTTATTGATGGCGAATACACAATGGTAATGGAGAACAAGAAAAAGACCAATCCGCGGTATTACAACATCTATGCGCTTGGCAACTGGGGTACAGCAGAAGGTCTAATCTTTAACCGGGTCACTCAGGCGCTCATCAAAGAGGATGACATTAAGGGATTGTTATGTGTTCAGGGCTTAGACTTTGGCTACACAAACCACCCGTCTGCATTCAACCAGTCTTATGTCGATCTGAAGGAGCGTAAGATATTCATTTACGATGGATTC